CCTGACTCTAAACCTATTAGCCAGTTCCAGCTAAGCTGTGTTTTAATTACTTCTGAAACACTTGCGAAAGTGTCCGCATATTCTAAAACAATAACTTTAGACGTACCGCCGTTAAAAATCTGTTTAATTTTTGTGGCTAAGCCTGGCTGGTCTGGTAAATCAAATACAGCTGACTTATAAGTAGTTACTCTGTAATTGTCGTCTAAATCCTCGTTTTTAAGTACGACTAATACAGCTCCCTTACTACCGACCTTAATAAGGTTAGCTACTCTCTGTTTGAAAGCTACTGTAATAGACGCCATGATGTCTTTTAATTCGATTTCATTTGTAGGCATTTTCTTTTCTCCTTTTCTTTTACGCTACATTTCGGAGTCTATTTCTAGCTCCATTTCCTCCATTTGATATGGAGTATTACTGTCAAATCTTTTTACACTTAGAGGCTGTGTAACTTGCATACTTAAAGAGGCTGTAAAAAAGTATTCGTCCTCATTTAAGTTAATATCTAAGTTATTTATCTCTACGTAGTGTATGTCCTCGTTATCGTCAAAAGACGTAACAGCCAGAGGGTTTAAAAAACTTCTTTTAATTCCCTCTTTTACCGTTAATAAATCCTCCAGAGTTTCCGTCCCGGAGATATAAACTATCGAAAATATATAGTCCGTCGTTTCAAAATCGGCCGCCGTCTGGCTGTTATTATCAGCTACAGGCTTTATATAAAAGCATGGTGGTCTGGGATTTTTAATATCCTTTGTCTGGACTTCAATATTATTAAATTGAGCCTCTAAAGTATCTTTTAAGGCTCTATAAATATCCATACTATCTATCATTTTTAATATTTTCCTCTTACGGTATCGTCTACGTACTGAAACATAAATAGCTCTGCGTCGTCTTTAAAATATGGGGAAAATTCTAGCTGACTCTCGTCAAATACATATTTACCCAGTACAAATCCTCCGACTGGTCTACTATCGTTTTTACGTCCCTGTCTGGTTGTAGCTCGTTTCTGTCCTCTGGCTATTTGCCTATGTCCGTATTCTATTAAGTGAGCATGAGGGGCCGAGTTATAAACTCTTATACAGTCGTCCTCGTCATATTTGTATTTTTTTCCGACTTTAAATTTTTTATGATACGACTTATTAGGGTCCCAGTCCTTTTTTTTGCCTTTAGACGTCCCTACTTCTTTTTTAGCTACTTTTTTCGTAACTTTTAAAAGTTTCTTAGCCTCGTCTTTTAAAAATTTATCGGACTCTTTAGGATATGCTTTACTGATAGAGCGTAATATATCCTTTTTAGCCTGTGATAGCTCGTCGAATAAAAAGCCCTCGTCAAACATTCCGCTACTCATTTAGTCGTAATCCTTTTCTTTAGTAAATACTTGTAAAAATTCGTGTTTATTACCCTCGTCCAGAGTGTAGAGGATTTTATATTTTTTACCCTCGTACTCTATCCAGTTTTTATCGGCTATCGGATTAGGATAATCGTAATAAGGCCATGTAAATTTCTGGGTAGTCTCTGTTAATACAGAGTCAGCCATACGCCCAGTAAGTAAGCCTCCTCCTCTAAATTCGATTTTAGCGAAAGCCCCCCCTACTTTTGTCGGTACTGGTAAGACTTCTCCCATACGATTAGCCGTAGCTCCAGTCGGTACAATTTCCTCCCAGATTTCTACAGGGTGTCTACATTCTCCTCTATTCATTGACAGGCCCTCTTATACCGATATGCTTAATAAGACAGTCCAGAGTATATGGGACTGTAGTAATACTTTTTTCTGAGTAAGACTCTCTCTTATCGTAAAAATGAGCTACAGCCTGAAAAACAGCTATTTTATAAACTTCGTCGGAGTCTTTATACTCTACTCCTGTCTGTTCTTTTATAAGTTGTTTAGCCATAGTAATTAAGCTCTCTATATAAGCGTCGTCGTTACTATAAGCTATACGTAAATATTTTTTAGTTTCTTCCAGTGTTATAGTCATTTTTTATATCCTTTATTTTTTTTAAAAAAGCCCTGTAGTAAAAACTACAGGACCTTTTAATATTTTAGTCAGTTGTAACCTCAGCTAATATTAAGGCTATAAGATTTTGCTTATTAGTATAATCGTATGTCATTTCTAAGACGTCCGCTAATACTTTAAGCTGTTCTACGTTCATAGCGTTTAACTGTTGCTCTGTTGGAGTTACAGCTATTATCAGCTCTGTTAAACTTTCTACAGTGTCGGCGTTATCCCCTGACGCTACATAAGTTACGCCTAACTTATCAGCTAACGCCTGTAATTGTTCCAGAGTCGGTGTCAGGTCGTCAGGGGTTATGATTTTTTTGACATTACTACGAAAGCCTCAGCTAAAGCTAATTTACCGTCGCATAAAGCCATAGCTCTGTAGCAAGTCTTACCAGCTTTAAAGCCTACGCTTGTATCTTTAGCAATTTCAAAGGCTTTAACAAAGTTAAAGAAATAGTAATCAAAGTTACCGAATAATACTTTATTATCAGGTACGCCGTCATAAACGATAACAGGATAACCGAGTAATTTACCCTCAAAGCGTTCATCAGTTTCCATTTTAAATATCGGTCTTTTATCGTCGTCTTTGATTTTTGCTATTTCACCATAAAGAGTAGTCGTAGACATCATAAATTTAGCTCCCTGCTTGTAGCCAGATTTAAGCGTTTTCAAGATGTCTACTACGTCGTCGTATGTGTAGCCAGTATTAGCGGCCGTTTCAATAGCCTGAGCTGTTCCGCTCAAAGTGGTTAAAATACCAGTAGCTTTATTTGTTCCGTCTCCGTTTACAATAGCGTTATCTATTGCTACTTTAGCTTTCTTAGCTAATTGAGCCACTATGAAAGTCTCGAAAGCGTCAATAGACATAGCCTCTACATGGGCTGTAATTTCGATAGTTTTAATAAGTTCATGAGCGGCCAAAGATATTTTACCGATTTTATCAGCTGACGGAGTAGACTCGGAGCCTTCACTTACCCAGCTAGCGTCGTTAGTAGTGTCCTCTACCGGGATAGTTACATTAGACGGTATAGCTAAACGAGTAACCAAAGGTAAAACTACTCCAGCCTGTTCTAATTTTTCTACGATTTTATTAAGAGTAATAGTCGGTACTACAGCTCCTACAGAGTTAGCGGCCGTAGTAAGTGTAGCTCTTTCCTCTACGGATAACTCTTTACCCTGTAAATTTTTAAGGTAAGCACTTCTATACTCCTCAGAGTCTACGCCAGCGTCTTTAGTTTCTGGCTCGTCTTTTTTAGCTGGAGTGATAATAGCTTTTCCTCTTTGTTCTACGTCGTCAGCCTCAGCCATTCTCTTATTAAGTTCGATTTCTTCATTATTAAGGTCGTCTACTTCCTTAATAGCTTTTTCTAATTCGTCGTCCTTTAAAGAGCGTAACTGTGCGTTAAGTTCAGCTTTTCTCTTTCTGATTTCTAAAAGTCTTTTTAGTGGGTCCATGATTTTTTCTCCTTTTAATTAAATTTGTAATAACTTTTATATAGATAGTTTCAGTCTTAATATTGCCCTCTTACGCTCGTTTTCTCTCTCCAGAGTCTTATATTTTTCCTCCTCCGAGTCAAAATAGCTACGAGCTGATACGTCCGTATCCTCATAAGCTGGCACGTCTACTACTGAAACGTCTAATAATTTTCCGATTTTTTTAACAGTTCTAGTATGAGTTAGCCTGTCGTACTCCTCCTCATTTACGGTAAAAGCGAAAGAGCATTTATCAATAAGGCCGCCTCTGATTTTCTTATACAAGTCTGTAGAGTCTGTCGTATCTAACAGAGTAGCCGTAAATTTTAAGCCGTAATCGTCAGTCTCTAACTGTAAAGAGCCTCCTCTTACTCTGGCGTAAGCTCCTCCACAGTGATTATATTTAAGACAGCAATTTTTAAAGTCGGTACCGTCAAAGGCCCCTCTTGCTATAACTTCTTTAAATTGTGTACCGTCCTCACATTCCCAGAGTACAGCCGTCCTATCAAATACGGCCGCATAGCCAGTAAGAGTCATGCTCTCGTCGTCTATATTAAATTTTTCGTCCTGTTCCAGACTTCTACAATGTCTGAATAATTGCTTTAAATCTTTATTACTCATTTTCTAAATCCTCTTTTTTATCTGATTTATTATTATCTCCGACGCCCTGATAGTCATTTTGTTTATCAGCGTCTACGTAATTAAGCGAAATAATACGCTTGTCTCCTCCCTCTACTGGGTCAAAGTCGAAAACCTCTCTACATTCGTTAAAGGTAAATAGACCGAGTCCGAGTCCCTCTTTACATATATTCATTTTTGTAGAGTTGTTAGCGAAAGTAAGACGGCTGGCACTCATAACGATAGCTTTACCTGAGCTTATTTCTCTCTCGTTAAATACTTTCCGGGTAAACTCCTCTGATAATTGAATACCTATAGGCTCGATAGTCTGAGAGTAAAAACTATTAAAAGTTTCCTCGTTATATTTACCTATTAAAATCTCCTCAGAGACTCCGTAATAAGAGTATATAGACTTATTAGCTATAAGCTGATTACGACTGTCTATAGAATAAGGCTCTACTTTTGTCGGTA